CGAGCCGATCGCCGAGGTGAAGATCCAGATCGCGCCGACCGCCAGGCGCAACGCCGAACGGTTCGTGCGCGTCGACGCGCCGCGGCTGTTCGAGGACCGCTATCGGCACGAGTTCGAGTTCCGGGTTCAGCGCGAGATCGATCGGCAGGCCCGGCGGTGAGTCACGTCCGCCAGCAGATCCGCGAGCAGATCCAGGCGCAGCTGCTCGGCGACTCGAATGTCTCCGCGACGGTCGGCACCCGCGTCTATCGGTCACGCGCCTACCCGGACAACGTGCTGCCGGTGGTGGGCGTCTACGCCAACACCGAGCGCGACGAGAACGTCCGCGACATCGAGTTCCCGAAGCTCTACAACCGCAACCTCGACGTGGTGGTGGAGATCAAAGCCAAGGCGGTCAGCGACGTCGACGACACCGTCGACCTGCTGGCGGCTTACGTCGAGGCCGAGCTCGGCTCGGATCAGACACTGGGCGGCCTGACGCAGGACCTGGTCCTGCTTGCGACAGACAGCCGAGTGGTGGGTGAGGGCGAGAAGGCCCTGATGGTGGCGCGCCTGACCTGGCGCGCCTGGTATCGCACAACCGCGGCCGATCCCGAGACCGCCGTTTAATTTAGGAGACTGACCATGTCACTGCTCGCCCGCAAACGCATTCTGGTGGCGGCCATCGAGGGCTCGCCCGGGGTCGACGAAGGACCGGTCGGCGCCGATGCAATTCTGACCCGCGGCCTCGAGGTGATCCCCTACGCCGGCACGTTCGTGCCGCGCGACCTCGACCGCGAGATCCTCGGCAGCCAGGGCCAGCTCTCGGTGAAAAAATCGGTCAACTTCAATTTCGAAGTCGAGATCGCGGGTGCCGGTGTCGCCGGCGACGCCCCGAAGTGGGGCCGCTTGCATCGCGCCTGTGGATTCTCGCAGACGCTCGACTCGGCGACCGACGCGGTCTATGCGCCGATCTCGGCGAGCTTCCCGACGCTAACGATGAAGGCATATCGCGACGGCCAGCGCCACGTCGGCCTCGGCTGCCGTGGCAACCTCGCCAACGTCCGCATGAACCCGGGAGACATTCCGCGCTTCGTGTACGCGTTCACCGGGCTGTACGTCGCCCCGGCGTCCGCCGCCGACCCGACGCCGGACACGACCGACTTCCAGATCCCCGACCCGGTCACGTTCGCCAAGACGCCGACCTGCACGCTGCACGGCACGTCGGTGGTGCTGGTCGGGTTCGACATCCAGCTCGGGAACCAGGTGGAACACCTTGACTACCCGGGCCTGCAGGAGGTGTCGATCGTCGATCGGCAATGCGTCGGCCAGATGACGATCCACGCCCCGACGATCACGAACAAGGACTGGTTCACGGCCGTCGACGATCGCACGTCCGGCGCGCTGCAGATCATCCACGGCGACACGTCCGGCAATAAGGTCACGATCGACTGCCCGCAGGTCGAACTGCTCAACCCGCGCTACGGCGACGCGCAGGGCATCCTGACGCTGACCCTCGACCTCGTCATAAAGCCGAGCTCAACCGGCAATGACGAGATCACGTTCACGGTCGCCTGATCCGCTCAATGGGTGCAACAGTGAAAGCTGGGGGCGGCCGGACCGTCCGCCCTGCACCCGCCTATCTCAACGGTCCACCCCCCAACGGTCCAAAGGTGTTCCATGTTCAAGATGAAGCAAAGCAGCCAGTTTCGCTGGCCGGTAAAGTTCCAATGGCCTGACAACGGCAAGTTCATCGACCGCCAGTTCGACGCGACATTCCGCCGCGTTCACACCGACGATATAAACCGCGCCTCGCGAGAGATTGCCGCCGGCGACGCGCTGTCGCAGATCGCGCAGTTCCTCGACGGCGTCGTCATCGCCGTTCACGACGTCGACCTGACCGACGCGGCCGATCAACCGATCACCGACCCGGAACTCGTCCGGCAGGCGATGATCGGCGACCCGACGATCTCGCTGGCAATGTATCGTGCCTACACCGAGGCGATCGCCGGCGGTGCAGATCGCGAGGCCGGCCGAAAAAACTCATCGGCGCCGCGGAGCACCTAGCGCGCGGTGTTGACGACGGCGCCGACGCGATCGAGGACCTGCGGCAGCTCGGCGCATCAGCCGAGGCCATCGAAGCCGCCAGGCGAAAACTCACCCCCCCGACCTACGAAGTCGACCCGGACAACTGGGCCGCCGTGATGCTGTTCGCCCGCTGCCAGACGCAATGGCAGCGCAACGCGATGAACGGCATGCCGACCGGGCTCGACTACGTCGGGCTCGAGGCCGCCGCGCGCCTGTCCGGCGTCGTGATCACCCCCGAACTTTTCGAGCAGATCGGCGTGCTCGAGCTCGCATACCTGAAGGCGACACATGGCAGAGTCAATCCAGCTGAACGTCAAGCTGAACGCGGACGGCAGCGGCCTCGTCGCTAACGTCGACGACGTCGCGCGGGCGTTCCAACGGCTCGACCGGAACATAAAGAAAACCGGTGACGACACCGCCAAGAGCGCGACGCGGTCGTTCCAGCAGCTCGACGACGTGGTCGGCCGTGCCGCGAAGCGCGTCGCCGCGTTCGCTGCCATCGCTGCCGGCGCCGGCGTCGCCGCCCTGGTCGCGCTGACGCGCAAGGGTCTCGAGGCCGGCGACTCGCTGGCGAAGGCCGCATCGAAGCTCGACATCGCGACGAAGTCCCTGGCCGGCCTGCGGCTCGCCGCCGAGCGCACCGGCGTCGCGCAGGAGACTCTCGACAAGGCGATCGGGAAGCTCAACATCAACGTCGGCAAGGGCATCACGATCGGCGGCCAATACGCGAAGGTGTTCGACCAGCTCGGTCTGAACATGCGCGACCTCGCCAAGCTCGACACCGACAAGCGCCTCGGCGTGATCGCCGACGCGATCAACCGGATCGGCAATACCACCGAGCGGTCGGCGGCGCTGGCACTGCTGTTCGGCGACCGCATCGGCGTCGACATGGTCAACACGCTGCGACTCGGCAGCGCCGGCCTGGCCGAGTTCCAGCATCGCGCCGAGGTGGCGGGCACGGCGCTGTCGGAGGTGGCGGCCAAGAACATCGAAGCCGCGAATGACGCCATGGAGGACGTCGGCATGCTGTGGTCCGGCCTCGGCCAGCAGCTCGCCGCCAACGTCGCCCCGGTCCTGGCCGAAGTGTCCGACCGACTGTTCGCCGTGGCCGAAGAAGCCGGCGGCATGGGGAACATCGCGACCAAAGTGTTCGACGCCATCGTCGAGGCGATCGCCGTGACGCTCGACTGGGTCGGCCGTCTCGTCGACGTCGTCAAGGTGATCGGGCTCGGCTGGGAGACCCTCGGCAACGCGTTCGCCCGCTTCATCAACGGCATCCTGTCGATCGCGAACCACGCGCTCGCGAACTCCGCGATCCTGCGGTGGATGTTCGGCGCCGACCAGGCGATCAGCCAAGAGGACCTGGCGTTCCGAACCAAGGTGCTCGACGACTCGCTGGACCGCCTTCGCGCGGCGTTCGACGCCATCGTTCTCGACTCGAGCCGTGCCGGCGACGCTGTCCGGATATTCGTCGAGGACGCGACGCGCAAATACACCGGGGCGGCGCAGAAGGTGATCGACGCCAATGCCAACGTCGCAGATTCGGCCGCCACCACCGCGATGACGATCGAGGAGCTCGCCAAAGCCGAGCGCGGCCTGATGGACTACCTCGGCCGCAAGGACCTCGAGCGGGCCAAGGAAGTCAACCGGCAAAAGAAAGAGGAAGCGAAAGCGCTGGCCGCCGCGAACAAGGCCGCCGCCGACGAGGTGGCGCGCGCCTGGGAGCACGCGACCGAGCGGATCGACACGGTGTTCGCCGACGTCTGGAAAGGTGCCTTCGAGTCGTTCACGGATTTCAGCCGCGCGCTCAAGGACGCATTCAAGCAACTGCTGGCCGAGATGGCGCACTTCGCCATCACCCGGCCGATTCTCGTCCAGCTCGGACTGCTGGGCGGTACGGCCGGCGGCATCCTGGGCGGTGCTGGTGGTGCCGGCGGCCTGCTCGGCAACCTGAGCACGGCCGGCGGCCTGGCGGGCCTCGGCGGGCTGCTCGGCGGCGGCCTGGCGGGCCTGCTGCCGCTATTGCAGACCGGCGGCGGTGCGTTCGCCGGCGGCCTGCTCGGCGACGCGCTGTGGGGTAATCGCGAAGGCGCCACCGGTGGTCTGCTCGGCCTCGGCGGCGCGGCCATCGGTACGGCCCTGATCCCGGTGCTCGGTCCCCTCGGTCCGCTGATCGGCGGCTTCGTGGGCGACATCGTCGACAAGGCATTCGGCAGCGACCCGAGCGGCAAGCGGATCATCTCCGGCGTCACCGCTGGCGGCACCGGTGGTGCGGCTCCGGTCGGCACCCGGATCACGGCTGCGTCGGGCCTCAAGCTCGGCGCGATCAGCTACCGGGCCGAGGATTTTGGGGCCGGAGGTGTCGCCGATGATCTGCTGCAGGCGTTCGCCGCGATCGACGAGGTGCTCACCGCCACGGCCAAGGCCGCCGGCGTCACCGTCGACTTCTCTAACACCGTGCTGAAAAGCCAGATTCCCCTGACGAAGGACGAACCGCTCGGGTTCTTTGGATCGTTCGCGAAGGGCCAGATCAACGCCGCCGAGCTCGAGGGCGCCGCCGCCGACTTCGTCGCCGCCTGGCTGGCCGAGATCAATAACCAGCTGCCGGCCCGGGTGCGGGCGATCATCGGCGGCGTCAACGGCACCGCCGACCAGATCGCCAATGCGTTCGCGCTGGCGGTGAACATCGACACCCTGCTCGACCTGGACGTGGTCGAGGCCCTCAACGCCGCGCTCGACGAGCTCGGCCAGTCGCAGGGCACGATCCTCGACCAGTACACGCGCGCGAATGAGGCCCTGCTCGAGATCAGCTCGGCCTACGACGGCACCTATGCGTCGCTCGAGCAGCTGACCGCGGCCCTGCTTCAGCAGAAGAACATCGCAGCGCAGGTGGCGCTCGCCTACCAGGCGGCCGGCGAGCAGGTCTCGGCGACGTTCGGCTCGGCGATCGACTACATTCGCGAATCGGTGCTGACCGACGAGGAGCTCTACAACCTGCGCGTTCAGCAGATCAACGAACTGACCGCCCAGCTCGCCAGCACCATCGACCCCGGCCAGATCGCGAGCATCACGCAGCAGATCGACCAGCTCGCCCGCGGTGCGTTCGGCATTCTCGACCCCGAGCAGCAGCAGGCGCTGGCCGCGGGCTTCGTCTCGTTCCTGACCGAGGCGACGGCGCTGGCCGAGGCGCAGCTCGGCATCGGCCTGGCGCAACTGCAGGAGCGCGAAGCCGGCGTCGCCGGTGCCGTCAACCTCGACCTGCTGCTCGACGCCGCCGGTGTTCAGTCCGCCGCCGCGCAGCAGTTCGCCGAGTCGGTGATCCAGTTCGGCACCTACATCCAATCGCTCGGCGGCACGGTGGCGATCCCGCCGAACGAGGGCTCGCCGGTGTTCATCAACTCCGAAGTCAACATACCGCTGGCATGACGCGCACCCTCGCCGCCAAGTCGCAGGCCCTGGTCGACGACCAGACGACGCGCCCGCTGTGGCTGGTCAGCATCGGGTTCTCGACGCCGCTGCTGCTGTCGTCGCGCGAGGACATCTACATCGGCTCCGATCTCTACCAGGCCGCCGGCCTGAAGGTGAACCTGAAGTCGAACTCGATCGAGCTGTTCAACGAAGCGTTCGCCTATAGCGCCGACTTCATGGCCGCCGACGCCTACACGACGGTCCAGGTGTGGAAGGCATACGGCCCGGCACCGTTCACCGCCGACGACCTCGACCTGTATCACGACGGCGTGCTCGGCGCAGTGCGGGTCGGCACCACGATCTCGGCGACGCTGCGGCCGGCGCCGCCGCAGTACACGCCGCGCCTGATGGCGGCGCCGCCGACCCTGAACCACATCCCGCAGCGGGGCACCCGCATCGTCACGACCACGGGAGTCTACGAGATTGGCTAACTACCCCGCCGCCAGCACGATCCGCCGCAAGACGACCGTGACGCCGATCAACCCGGCGGCCATCGACCAGGCCGACGGCGGCGGCATCCGCGTCGCCTCGCTGGCGGCCATCCAGCGCTACCGGATCGACATCATGCACCCGCTGGTCGATGGCGACGCCGTCGACGCGCTGATGGGATTCTGGGCGGCCTACCAGGACCAGCAGATCGCGATCGTGCGGGGCAGCCGCATGGTCTACCTGGCGCCGTTCGTGAACGAGCCGGAGATCGAAGAAATCACCGGCACGTACTACAACGTGAAGCTGCGCCTCGAGGGCCGCCGCATCCCGTCGGTGATGCCGGCCGGCTACGGGCACTTCGAGACCTCGCCGAGCGTGACGGTCAGCGCCGGCGATGCCACCGCGAGCTTCGACACGGCGGTCGCCAAGTTCGGCGCGCAGTCACTGAAGCTGACGAAGAACACGACCGACGCCGTCGCGACCAGCATCCACCTGGCCGCCGGCGCCACCACCTACAACACCACGCTGACCGCGAACCGGAAGTGGCTGCTCGTCGCCTCGCTGCGCATGAGCGTCGCCCGCACCATCGACTTCTCGCTGCGGCTGTCGGACGGTTCCTATATTTCCGGCGGCACCAGCTACACGCCCGCCGCGGTCGACACCTGGTATCGCGCCGCCCGCATTCTCGACGCCAGCGCGTCGGCCCTGGTCGCCGGCCACGTGCGGTTCTCGTGGTCGTCGGCTGCCGCCGCCACCGAGACGCTCCGGCTCGACGGCGTGACGCTGTTCGACGTCACCGACTACACCGACGACATCACCGAGTCGACGTTCCCGACCATCTACATGCCGCCCGAACCCTGATGCCGCTCACCATTCCGAAATGGGTGCCGCCGGCCGCCCGGCTCAACGGCCAGAACAACGTCGCGGCGACGCAGGTCACGATCAACGCCGACGGCCAGCCGATCCCGCTCGCCTACGGCCCGGTGCAGATCGGCGGCCGCATCTTTGCGATCGACTACACGGCCGGCATCTGGACCGTCGGCGCGCTGTTCTGTCTCGGCGAGATCAACCGGTTCGTGCAGATCTATCTCGACGGCGCCGTGCCCAGCACCGACGTCGTTATCAACACCTACGTCGGCAGCACATCGCAGACCGTCGACCCGCTGCTCGAGGCCGCGCTCGGCACCGAGTACAACGACGACCTCGTGATCTCGCACCCGTCCGGCGACGTCGGCATCGCCTACTGCGTGATCCAATACGCCGAGGCCGAGTACACGGCACCGCCGGCGATCATTGCCGAGATCGAGGGCAAGCTGCTCGAGGACCCGGACAACCCGTCGGGGCCGCTGTACTCAGAGGACGCGGCCCTTATGATCCGCGACCTCGTCACGGCGCCGCAGTACGGCCTCGGCGATTCGATCGACGACACCACCGTGACCGCCGCCGTTGCCGCCAACGCCGAGACGGTGATCACCGAGGCGCGTCGGCTGACCGGCATCGTGCTCGACCGCCCGCAGGAAACGCTCGCATGGATCGAGATCCTGTCGGCCTACGCCGGCTGCTGGACGTTCAAGCGCGGCGCGACCTGGGTGCTGGTGCCGGACCGCGACGAGGCATCCGCCCCGGTGCGCACGATCACGGCTGCCGACATCCTGGCCGGCAGCATGGACATCAGCCTGGCTGACCCGTCCGACGTGCCGACCGTCGTCCGGATCGCTTACACCGACCAGACCCCGACCATCTGGCGCGAGCGCGAGGCCGTCGCGCAGCTCGCCGGCGTCGACGTCGGCACCGTGCCGACCCGGGAAAGCTACGTGCGGCTGCCCGGCGTCTTCCGCTACAGCCAGGCATACCGCGAGGCGACCGAGCGCCTGAACAAGCTACAGCACCGGCTCTCGGCTTCGTTCGTGCTGTTCGACGAGAACATCGACCTCGAGGTCGGCGACATTATCTCGGTCACGCACCCCTATGGACTGACAGCCGCCGCAATGCGGATCGTCGAGCCGCCGCGCATTCTGCGGCCGGGTCGGCTGGCGGTGACGGCGATCGAGTACGACGCCACCGACTACGACGACAGCGAGGAAGTCCCCAACTGGACCGACGGCAGCGCCACCGTCGGCGACGGCTCGAACCAGCCGGAACCGGGCTCGACGCTCGGCGCCGCGCAGAACCTGATGCCATACGGCCTGGCCGACTTCGAAAGCTTGGCGGTCGACCAACTCACCAAGGGCGGCAGTTCGGGCGGTGCGATCGCGGTGTCGACTGAGCAGGCGTGGCTCGGGAATAAGTCGGTGAAGGTGACCGCCGCCACCGGCTCGAACAAAACCGTCAACGTGCGGTTCAGCAATTCCGTCGCCGGCAATTACAACATCCCGGTGATTCCGGGCCGGCGCTACCTGGTCATCGTGTCGGTCTATCCGACAACGTCGGAGGTCACCGACGGCACGATGTTCGCGAAGGTGTTCGGGTCGTCCGGCGCGCCATCGACCGCGCAGTCGACGTCGCAATCGCTGGCGACCATGACGGTCAACGCGTGGAACCGGATCGCGTTCGAGATCGACGCCACGGCGACCACCTGGCCGCGGCAGTCGGTGCTGCTCGAGTGGGGCAACACCGGCACCACCACCGGGTCGCCGATTTTCTACCTCGACGGCCTGGTGCTGCTGGACGTCACCGATCACCCCGGCCTGAACGAGACGAACTATCCGGCCGAGTTCGTCCCTGCCGCCGGCCCGACTGTCGGGTCGTTCATATTCGAACAGGGTCAGCGCCTGGTGTCGGGCGTCGGCACGCCGGAGCACACCGTCTCGGCGGTGCCCGGGTCGATCTACAGCGACGGCAACGGCGGGCTGTGGGTGAAGGAGACCGGCAGCGGCGACGACATCAACTGGGCGCAACTTGCCACCGAACCCTATGCTGACGCCGCCGTCGCCGCGGCGCAGTACACGATCTACGACTCCGGCCAGCAGACGATCAGCAGCTCGGCGTCGGGTTCCTGGTCGCACGGTCTCAGCGCGACCCCGCAGGTCATGGTGCCGGTGCTCGAGGCCACCGCCACCAGCGCCGGTTACTCGTCCGGCGACCGCGTGCCGATCCCGATCACGGTCAGCAGCACCACCGACGCCGGCATCAACGTCTGGGCCAGCTCGTCGTCGATCGGCTACATCCGCAGCGCGGTGATCCACCTGCCGCACAAGACAACCGGCGTGGCGACGTCGATCACGCTCACCAGCTGGCGCCTGCGCGTCTTCGTGATCTACTGATGGCCGCCCGCATCCTCGTCGTCGGCGACATCATGGTCGACAGGTACATCTACGGCACCACCACCCGGATCTCACCCGAGGCGCCGGTGCCGGTGGTGCGGGTCGACCGCGCCAGCGAGGACCGGCCAGGCGGCGCCGCCAACGTCGCCGCCAACGTCGCCGCGATGGGCGGCCAGTGTGTCCTGATCGGCGCCATCGGTGACGACTCGAACGACGTCGTCGCCATCCTGAAGCGTGCCGGCGTCGAGACCGACCTCGAGCTCGTCGCCGGCTGGGATACCACGACGAAGGCTCGCGTCATCTGTCGCGACCGACACATGATCCGGATCGACCGCGACGACGAGCTGCCGCGGCCGGTCGACCTGACCGCCGCGCTCGACCGCCAGCTGCCGGCGGCGGTGGTGGTGATCTCGGACTATGACAAGGGCGCCGTGCCCGCACCGCGCGCCCTGATCGCCCGCGCACACCGCGCCGGCGCCACCGTCATCGTCGACCCGAAGCGCAAACCGTTCAGCGCCTACCGGGGCGCCGACATCGTCAAGCCCAACGCCGCCGAGCTCGCCGCGCAGGTCGGCGGGTGGTCGAACCTCGACGACATGGTTCACCGCGCCCGGGCCCTGGCGGTTCGCTACGACATCCGGACGATCATCGTCACGCGTGGCGCCGACGGCCTGACCGTCATCGACGCCGGCGGTGCGCACTGGCACGTCCCGGGCCGCAGCGTGGCGCTGGTCGACGAGACGGGCGCGGGCGATACGGTGGCCGCGGCCCTGGCGCTCGGCGTCTCACACCGGCTCCCAGTGGCCGCCAGCGCCGTCCTCGCCAATGGCGCCGCCGCGATCGCCGTGACGAAGCCGGGCACCGCCACCGTCAGCGAGGCCGAACTCCGCGGCGGCAGCACCGGCCGCCTGGTGTTCACAAATGGCTGCTTCGACATCCTGCACGCCGGCCACGTCGACTACCTCGAGAAAGCCCGCGCTCTCGGCGACCGGCTGGTGGTGGGATTGAACGACGACGACTCGGTCCGGCGGCTGAAGGGCCCGTCACGGCCACATAACACCCTCGAGCGCCGTCGCCGGGTGCTGGCCGCCCTGTCCTGCGTCGACGAGGTGATCGCGTTCAGCGACGACACACCGGAAGCGCTGATCGGGTTCCTGCGCCCCGCCGTCCTGGTGAAGGGTGGCGACTATCGCCCCGACCAGGTGGTCGGGGCCGACATCGTCCGCCGCTACGGCGGCGAGGTGGTGGTGATCCCGGTCGTCGAGGCCGAGTCGAGCTCGTCGATGATCTCGCGGGCATTCGCCGCCAGGTGATCGGCGCGCACCGTGCCGACCACGACGCTCGACACGCCCGGCTGTCTCACCACATAGCGCAGGCTCGCCGCGACGTTCGCGAACCCCCGGTCGAGCGCCTTTTTCACCAGCACGCCACAGCCGAGCCGCGCCGCTGTCCGCACCGCCGGCAGCTGGTCGCGATGAAGGCTCGAAAGCTGCGTCATGATGACGCCGCACACCCTCGCCGCCTGCACCCCCGCCGCGCACGTTCTGTGCGAAATACCGAACCCCCGAATCTTTCCCTGATCCCGCAGCTCGCGCAGCGCGTCGATCTCGCGCAACGCCGCGAAGTCGTCCGGCCCCGCGTGCAGCAGCACGATGTCGATGTAGTCGGTGCGCAGCCGCCGCAGCGACTGCTCGACGCTCTCGGTCAGCGCGCGCCGCGAGAAGTTCCACGTCGAGCGCCGGCCGTCGAACTGCTCGCCTGCCTTCGTGCAGATCACCCATCGCTCGCGGTCCGCCCACAGCAGCCGCCCGATCCGGGTCTCGCTGTCGCCGTAGGCCGGCGAGGTGTCGATCAGGTTCACGCCGAGCTCCCGGGCGACATGCAGCAACCGCTCGAGCTGCTCGGCGGTGGGGCGCACCGGCTGGCGGGCGTAGTGCGTCAAGCGCGTGCGGCCGAACGCCACCGCGCCGAGGCCCATCACCGAGACCTCGATGCCGGTCACGCCGAGCGGGCGGCGTGGCAGCATCACAGCAACGCCAGCACGCGGTCGCCGAGGTCCGGCAGGAGCGTCAACTTCACCGGCCAGACGACGATTGCGGAGCCGACGCGCTGCGCGAAGGCGGTCGCAGACCGCCGGCCGCCGGCGAACGCCGGCTCGACGCGGTCGATGCGTTGGGTGTCGAACGTCGCGCCTTCCAGGTCGACCCATGGCACGCAGTAGAGCAGCTCGTCGATCGCGGCCTCGCGCTGCGCGACGGCCGATCGCCGGCAGCCATCGATCGCCAACGCACCCCCGACGCGCCAGGTGTCGCCGTGGGTGGTGATGGTCAGCCGCGGCTCGAGTGACGGGCCGATGCAATGGCCGAACAGTGCCGGCAGGGCAGGGTGGCGCACGATCACCTGATGGAGCGGCAGCCGCATCATGGCCGCCGCGTTCGACGTGCCGCGCAGTAGCACCTGGTTCCCCGCCCCCGCGGCATAGATCACCGTGCCCGCTTGGATGGTCAGCCAGTCGTCCGACGCGACGCGGATGTGCCCGGCGTGCCGGTCCGCCAGGACCTTGACCAGGCTGGCGACGTCGATCACCGGGTCGAGCAGGTCGAAGGTGTGCCGGTAGGGCGTCTGCTGAATGCGGCCCGCCAGGACGCGCCGGGCGATCGCCATGGTCGCGCGCCCGATCACGCCGTTCGTCGACCAGATCAGCTGGCGATCGGCAGCGACCCGGACGCCGCGCAGGTCGACCTCGCCGCGGCCCTCGAGACACGCGCGCCACCGCGCCGGCATCTGGGCCATGACGGGCGAGTCGGCATAGCGCAGGCCGCCGTGAATCATCCCCTGGCAGGCCGCGGTCTGCTCGCCGCCGAGCTCGTGCGTGAACAACCGCACCCGCAGGCCGAGCGTCGTCAGCAGATCGAGCAGCCATAACCCGGAGACACCGCCGCCGATGATCGCAACGTCAATCAATTTGAACGCCCCCCTGCAACTGCTGCCGGTCACGATCCCGAAGCCGTGGGGCCGTGAGATATGGTTCACCGGCATCGAGGCGCGCGGCGTCTGCAGCGTCAGCGACCGCACCACGACGATCCCGCTGCCGGCGCTGCTCGAGCTCGCCCCGGATCTGCGCCCGCTGGTGCTGGTCAAGATCCTCGAGCCGCGCGCCGACGAGTTCGGCGACCTGTACTTCGAGCTGCACGAGACGAAGGCCGAGACCTACGTCATCACGCACGTCGACCGCACCGCCTGGCCGGGCGGTGTCGGCCAGATCCGGCTGGGCATGCACCAGGGCCTGCGCGTGCGCGTCGGCAACGACGCCCGGTTCCGCGCCGCGTACCTGGCGGCGACGCGCGCCTACGAGCGGGCACGGAACGCCGCGACCGCCGCCCGCATGAATCAGTTCATCGCGCACCGCTCGGTGCGTGTCGGCGACGTCGTGCACGTTCCACCGTTGACCCCGCACGGCCTGCTGCGCGGTGTCCGGGTGGTCGAGGCGCAGACGCCGGTGTTCG